CTTCTTGAGCAAATTCAATATCAGTATATTTAAATACTAAATAAGTATGAAAAATTGCATCAAGAGCAAAAGTATTTAAAATAGTACCCTGGTCTGCAGTTTGCATAGCAATTTCTAATAAAGCATTTTTATCTTCCGCGGGAAGATATTGCTTTACATTAAATTGTATTTTATCACCAATTTTTACTGTTTTAATCTCATTAATTGGCGTTACATTCATATCTTTAAACAACATAAAATTATTCCTCCTTTTTTCTCTTATATATATTATAACAAAAATTTTCTAACTTGTCAAGTTTTAAACTTCAGTTCCTTCAGGAGCTGTAATTAAGTTTAATAAATTACCCATATGTAAACTTGAAAATACTTTTAATTCAACTCCACCAATTTTAGATTCTGCTTTTTCTGGATTAATACCTTTTTCTGCTAATAAATTTAATCTAGTGCGCTTACTAATATTAGCTACATAAGGAGTTCTATTTCCTTGAATCCAATAATTTAATAAATCATTCATAGTAATAATATAAGAGCCATAATTAAAAAGAAAAACATTATCTCCCTTAAAAGCACCAAATAAATTTTCTTTTAAAATTAAAGCTGCAACATACCGTCTAAAAGAAATAGTTTCTTTTGAAGTTGCTAAATCAACCTGTTTCTTATTGCCTTTAGCATGAAAACTTATTAAATTATAGTATAAAGGTTTAATTTCTTCTGGCAATTGATTTACTGTTGTAGATCTTAATTTAATACTATGACTTTTATTAATATTATATTTTGCAGTTAACTTATTAGACATATCAATAGTACCTAAAATTTTTCCATCTTTATATGTAAAAGTCAATTCAGTATCTCCAACAGATCTTTTCCCATTTACATTTCTATCTCCTACATTTGATAAAGTTAATTGAATTCCTGCTTTATTCATTTCTTCTAATAACTGTTTATTAAAAGAATTATAACCATATAAAATACCTAATGATTCACCTAAATTTCCTATAATACCACCAAAATACTTTCGTGCATTTTCTTTTATTTTATCTATTTCATTTTTATTTTTAGCTAACTCTATTTTTTCTTTTAATCTATTATAATCATTAGTAGATATAGAAAAAAGATTATCTGTTCCTAAAAGAGGCCTTAATTCTTCTTTTACAAATTTTGAAGAAGCTTCTAATTCTGAAAAAAGATTTCCTACTTTTTCAAAATCTTCTAATCCTTGCATTGATTTGGCTTTATCTATTAATTTTTGAATTTCAATAGCATCATTATCACCATTAAAAACTTTTTGTTCATTATTTGACAATGAAATATTATTTAAATGACTAATAATACTATTTATAATTTCTTTTGTTGAATTATCTAATTTATTAATATTTTCTTGATTAAAAAAATTTCCAGCTTTAATATCTTTTTTTAATAAATCTTCATAAATTCTTTGTCTTGCATCATCATAATTTTTAAGAAGATTATTTCTATAACTACTAATTTTCTGATAATCTTCTTTATTTTTTGATGAAGCTGAATAAGGATAAATAATATAACTCAAATTCATTCACCCCCTTAAATAAAAAATGCGGGAAGCGACTACCGCCGCCTCCCGCATTAAAATCATCAACCTTGTGGAATAGTAATTGTAATTGTTGTATCTTGTCTACTACCATTAGTTGTACCAAGTGTAAATGGAGGAATACTACTTCCATTTCCATTAAGCCAAAGAACAAAATGTCCTCTTCCAAGGCCCCACTCAGCCGCTTCAGCTACATCTGCAGCAGTTAAAGCTTCTCCATTATAAGTAACATTAGTAATATCAATATCTCCAACATTTACATCAAGAACTATCCAAGCTTTCTTTCCTTGATAAGGATTTGATGAAGTCCATTCATATAAAGGATCTTCTCCAACAATAACTCTAATATCAGTATTAGAAGGTGTTACTGTTATATTCCCTTGGTTCGCTTGACACATCTGCCATCTAGTGACACCGCTACCCACTTCCTCTTCTTCTTCCCAATAAGCATTAGGAGCAGGTGCATCAGGATCAATATTTACTTTATCAGATCCTGCTACACTAAATGAAGGGATTACAGGTGTCACACCGGAAAAGTTGGTGTACTTGGAAGTGTTCCATGATTATGAGCTTCTGCTGCAGAATCTACTTTATCAACACCAAGAACTTGAATCTTACACATAAGCTTCTTAGTAGTATCAAATCTGGTATAACCAGGCATTGCATCCATTACAAAGTCAAAAGTAGAAGGATCTCCACTAGCTGCCATTGTAAATGTAAATGCTGATTGAATCTTTGCTTTAGGAATAATAAGTTCTGCAGCCATGTCTTTTCCAGAATCTTCACGTCTAAATAAAGTTTGTGCTTCTACATAGAAGTATCCACCAAAACTTTCAGGTGCAATATCAATTTCTTGAACAGCCGCTTCATTAGTCATAATTAAATAAAAATCTAATTGTACTGTGCATGCACCAACTGCAGAAGTGCCTTTTTTAACAGTAACAGTTGCTGAAGCAGAATCATCTACTGTTACATATTCTGTACTGCTTCCACTTCCACCAGAAATAGTTACATTATCAAACCAATCAATACCAGCACCAGAACCATCTAATTTAGTAGCATAAGCTTTTAAATTATCTAAAGTACAAATTGCAAAACTTGTAGCATCATCTAAACCAGTTTCTGTTTTAAGATCAGCTAAAGTAATTGTAGTTTCTCCATCACTATTTAATGTTTTATTAATAGTCATATGAACATGCATTTCTTTATCGGTAGAAGGTTTAATAAGACCAGCTCCAGTAAGAACTGCAAGACCCATAGGACTCATAAGAGCATCAGTTACAGTGAAGGTCATTGTTTTTTCACCTTCCCAAGCAATTAAACGAGCATAACCCTTACCACCCTGAGCATAAACAGTAGTAGTAGCTTGTTCAAGTGAAGAAGTGGTTGCTGTATCAATCATAAATACAGGTTGGTATTTTTCAAAAGTCTGAGTACCAACAGTCATAGTATCTGCTGCTTTAAAAACAACATCAACGATCTCTCTTACACCAAACTTCATTTGTTTTTTCCTCCTTAATTTAATTAGCTAATTTTTTAAGGATGTATATCTTCCATCCAATTATCAACTTCTTCCATATTTTGCGCGCCTGCTAATTTTGCCTTAATATAAATATCATTATTTTCTTTAAGTTGAAATCTTTCAAATTGATCTCTTAATTGATAAATAGTGTAATTTAAATAATCAATAAGATTATTACCTGTTCCTAAAATACTTATATATCTACTATAAATATTCATTTTTACACTTTCATTTTTAGATTTCGCAACTTTTTCTTTTCCTTTTTTAATCTTCTCTGCAATTTTTGCAGCCAACGCATCTGCGGGATTGATATTTTCTTCCTTTCCCACATCTAAACAAAATATTTGATTTAGAATATCTCTAAAATCTTCATAATTTTGTTCATTAATAATTGACGAGAAATTTTCTTTTTGAAGAAGCATTTTATCTTTCTCAAATTTTATCTCATAGTTAGGAAACAAAAGAGATAAAACAGACAAAGCATTAGTTTTATGAGCAGTCTTTTCTCGACTATTCATTACTGACATAAATATATCAAAATTACTTAAATTCTCTAAATTATTTTTGTCCTCTTGAGAAAGATTATTTTTATCAAAAATGATAAAATGGCAACCCATATGAAAATTTTCTTCTCCTATATAGCCAATTTCTTTAAGAGTAGGTACATGAATAATTAATTGTGCTTGCGGAAATGGTATATCATTGCCAGATAATAAAATAAGCTCATCTATTTTCATAGAATCAACCTTCTTCTATTTTATCATCATTTCCGTGAGTTGCAGTATACATTAAACAATATCCTGCTAAATTTTCATCTAAAATTAATTCATTAGCTCCCGCAAACTCTAATTCTCCAATACCAGATAATTTAGATCTATTTAAGATACCATCAATATACCCCATAATCTTTATAGGTCTCTGTCTATAATTTCCAAGATCCCAGTACTCAGGATGACAAACAACATCAATTTCTAATATACAATCCCGCCAATAATCACTTGCATGATTAGGTCTAAAATTATCAAAAGAAATACGAATATATGATTTAACTTCCTCATTCTCTCCAAATAAAAGCTTAGGACTAAATCTTACATATCCTTTATCATGAAGATCTTTTATAGAAGTTCTATTTATAATATCAATATATTTTTGATTTGTCATATCATATAAGCAATCTGGAGTATTAATTAAAAGCAATCTTTTTAAATAATCACTATATGGTCTACTATCAACAAATAACTTCTTTATAATCTCTTCTGAATCTTTTTCACAAGAGAGAAAAGAAGAATTAAATTCACCAGACCATCCGTTCATTTTACCAGCTCTTGCCATAATAGCCTCCTTGTATCTCCAAATCCTTAAAAGGATTTTACCTCAATTTTTTTCTCTACCTTGGTTCCATCTTCTTTTTCATAAGATAAAATAAAACTTGTAGATTTTGAAGCTGTTATATCTAATAAACATGACTTATCGTCCGCAGAATTAATTTTTACTTTATTAGAATTCACAACAAATTTACCATTGCTCAAACCAACAATAGAAAAAGACAAATTTGTGTCAAAAACATAACAAATTGCGGGACCCTCGATATGTGGTGTCATAAGGTCCGGCTCACTAATTTCAACCGGTTCCATAGCATCTTCCGCTTCATTATCATACCATTCTTTAAGATAAACATCTATAACTCTTTCACTTGAATATTTATCAGTGGCAACTACTTTCCATTTATGCCATTCTTCAATTTCTTCTCCAGTATCTACATCAGGATAAGCAAGTTTCATTTTAATCTCATTATGTCTACTAAAATATTCAACAGTTCTACTATCTTTGGTAATTTGAATAGCCATAGAATAATTTAAATCATTCCAAGTCCAACCATGTTTCTGATTCCAGACTGTTGTGGTTTCAACCGGACCCCGCAATGTAACCCAATAAGGATGTCCATCTACATCTATAATAGAATCAGCTTTTGTTATAATACCTCTAAAGTAAGCTTCTTCAGTATGCTGTTGTAAATTAACAAGCCAATATCTATTAGTCCGATCCCACCAAAATACAGTTCCTTCTTCCATTCCAGATTCAAAATCTATTGAAATAACTTTCTTATCGAACTGTTCTGTAAGTCTACTTGGATTAATTAAACATCTCCAACGGCGCTCATCTTCCGTTCCCTTATCTAGGGTAATCCATTCAGCTTGATAACTATTCTTTAAGGCTGCGGCAAATGACTTATATTTTCTACTAACATTCCAATTATCCGCACGATCATAGCCAGTATAGTTTATACGCTGTTTCATCCTCTCTAATCCGTTAGACATTTTCTTATATCTCCTAATAAACTTAAACATTCAAAAATCAATCTTCTAAAAACAAAAAATTGATTTTCTTCTTTTAAAGTTAATAAAGATTCCATCTTACACAAAAGAGAAAATAACTTCGGTTGATCGACCCAAAGTATCTTCATACCAATAATTTCATAAATTAAGTTTTGAAGCGGGGTCTCCCAATCGCCACCCTCTTCCCGCACTGGAAGTAATTTATAAATCTGATTAGTAATTCTTTTCAGATTTACTTCAACTGCGGAAGCATTAAACTCAATATTGTACTTTAAAACCATCTGCAGCAAACCCTATGCGGTTGACGGTAGGTCCTCCCGCACCATAAGTAGGCTTAGTGATAATTTGACCTGCGGTGGATTGGGCACCTTTATCAGTCATTTTTCTTCTCTTATAGAGTCTCTGAAGATGTAAAGAATCTTTCTGCTGTGCTTCTACTAATACTTTAAGTTTAGCTATATGATTTGCTTGAGAAGTCATTTTAAAATCAGATCCAGCATATTTCATTACTGTTAAATCTGTAGTATCTAATTGCTGAATTAACCATTCAATAACCATATTTAAACCTAATATATTAATTTCCTCTTGAGTTAATTCTATATTAAAAGCACCGCCTACCCATCCAGTAGCCGGTGCATCTTTATAATTACTCTCAATTCCATTATAAATTCCTAAATCATCCCAATAGCCTTCTTCATAATTGAAAATATCTACTTTAGGAAACTCAAACCTAGGAATAGAAGCAACTAATAAATCTTGTAACATTCTAATTGTATCTATTTCGTTAAATTCTAAATACATATCAGAAGTAACTCTAGTAAAAAAATTATCATAGATAGTTCCAAAGGAGGTATTAATTTGTTCTGCCATCTTTATACCTCACTTTCTAAATTATTTTTTATCTACTACTTTGTATTTTGGTGCGGCGGGTGCCACTGTGCGACGCTCGGGTTTGGACTCGGTTTCCGCAACTTTCACTCTCCGCTCCTTCTTTGGTTCCTCTTTCTTATCAGACTCATCCTCTGTAACATGATTAACCATAATAGCATTATTTATATTCAAACCAGTCTTTTTACTAAGCATTTCTCTTTTCTTCATATCTGGAATTTCTTCATTTACTGCAATATCTTTTGCAATCTCAATAGCTCCTTCAGGCGCAAAATCAAGAAAATCTGCAAATTCATCATAACTTCCACTAAAAAGTAATAATCTAATATCTGCTTCATCATAAAAATATTCTGGTTCTACTTCCATATTTAAAATTTTAAGAGCCTCTTCATTCTCAACAACAAGGTTCTCCGCAAGAAGGGCCTTCCCGCCTTGAGAATAATTTAACTGAACCAGCTCTTTAAAGGGAACTTTTTTAACCTCTCCCTTGTTAAAAGATCTAACGATACCATTATCTAACTGATACCAAGTTTCGCCATTGTTTCTATTTCTAACAGAAACCAATTCATCATCTTTAATAGTTGCCATAATATATTCTCCTTTTATCTCCAATAAATAGCAAAATATGGGGAAGGCATTGCTACCTTCCCCTATTTAGTTATTACATAGTTCTACTTAAATCTTTATTTTCATATACACAAATTGCGTTGGAGAAGATAGCTCTTACACCGACTTTCTTATAGATCTGAACTTCTCTTGATCTATCATAGTTTGTGTATTCATCAACAATAGTCTGTCCTTCAAATGCAATCTTAACAGGCTTTTCAGCACCAACAGGAATGATGAAAGCATAACGAGGATTCATTACTCTAACAGCATTAGGGCCTGTTGCATCATCTTCCCAAGACTGAGGAAGAACGATAACCTGATGTCCCTTATAGTTTGCAAGATAACCATTATCCCACTTCTGATTCTTCATCTCATTAGAGATCCAATCACCGCTCTGAGGAATCATAGTAGCTGCAAATTCATAAGTACAATAAATTGCAGATTTACCATAAGCATCAGCTTTGCTGATTAACTTATCCATAGCAGGCTCATTGAAACCATTGATAGAAACCTTATTATTAGCATTTACATTAGCAATAGCACCAATAAGCTGTTTCTCGATCTCAACATAAATGCACTCGTCAAGACCTTCCATAACGATATCAAGAACATCAGCAAAATCAACTCTGCCATCTAACCACTCTTCAAAACCAATCTGAGCAGCTCCACCAATAGCATTAGTTGTTACTTCATAGCTTTGTCCATCAAGTTTGAATACTTCATACAGACCAGCTAATCCAACTTTACCGATGAACTGTTTTGCACGTCTCTTAGAAGCAACAGTAATCTTCTGTGTGAAGATTGGCTTGTCACCCTGTGCAAAGGTCTTAATATCAGCAAACTGAGAATATTGCTGCATAACCTTTGCAGGAAGTACATCATCAATAGTCTGCTCTAATAAAGCAAACACAGTATTTTTATTTTCTCTATAAAGAGAATATGTTCCAGCAAGCTCATTAAACTCTGAACGAAGAGTTTCCTGTAAGTCGCTATAACTAAAATTCTTATCTCCAAAAGCATAAGCGGTAGGAGCAGAAGGATTAGCTTTTGCGACAGTCTTAGCTAAAGCAAGCATATCTTTAAATTCTAAAGCCATAATCTTTTCCTCCTATCTTATTTATGCGATTCTCTGAAGCTTGAGACCATCTTGTCCATCAGGCATTGTGTAAACTTGAACTACCATCCATTCAGTTCCAGCAGCTACCTGAGTAGATCCTTGAGAGTCATCTTTCTTCTCAAGCTGAAGAGTTTTTGTTGTATTGTTTTTAACAGGTACTAAAATATCACCAACAGCATATTCAATGCCAGTTCCAGTCTTAACCATGTTAGTGGTATAAATATCTCCAATATTTGTCTTGAAAAGACGAGGAGCGATACCATCCATTCTATAACCATAATCAGGATGAGGTGGATTTGCATTTACTCCAACAGTAAGAGCACCATCATCATATCTTCCTTCAACAGGGCCATTAACTGCAAGATCAGAAGTAACATAATTATCACCAACTCTAATCATTGCGAAATCTTTATAAGATCTTCTCCAGAATGGCTCATATAATTTAATCTCATTAAATACCAACATTGGCTCGCCTTTTGTTTCAATTACAGGGGGCTCAGCCTGTGCATCTGCAGCTTTTCCGCAGTTTACAGAACCATTGGCATAATCATAAAACATGAATTCACCATTTTGAAGTGTAGTAACTTCTGTATCAAGCGGAAGTCTAGCATAAATCTGTCCAGTCTTCTGAGCAGAAAGCTGATTAGGTTCTACTTGACCATAGCCTACTCTTGTAAAATCAGCCATTATTCTTTTCCTCCTTATTTATTTTAACTATTGTTTTTTCTTTCTTCTACTGCCTTTAACCAAGCAGGTAAATCAGAATTAACACTATCATTTAAATTAAAGATAGTTGGAGTTTCAATTTCTTTATCTTTCTTATCTTCCTTAGTAAATGTAACTTTCTTGTCAACACAAATAACGGAAAGTTCTTTCTTAATGTCATCTAAAGTATAATTAGCTTTATTTTCAATAACATTCTTTTTATCTTCATCAGAAAGCATATAGAAAGAGTTAATTAAATCATCTTTTTCTTGATCTTCAACCTTTAATTTAAATTCATTAAGTTCTTTGTTTTGCTCTTCTAAAGCAGTAAATTTTTCTTGGAGTTCATTATATTGCTGTTCAAGTAAAGAATATTTTTCTTCAGCTTCTTCTAAAGTATTTTTAGTAGGAACTTTTTTCTTATTTTCGTCTTCATCAGAATTATCTTGCTTATCATCTTCCTTACCTGTCTCGTCATCAGATTTAGAATCAGAATCGCTATCATCAGAAGAATTTTTATCTTCTTCACTATCTTCCTTCTTTTTAAACTCCTCTACTGTATTTTGATTTTCAGAGTTTATCTCAGAACTTAAATTGTCCTCATTTTCAGAATTTTTTGCAAATTCTTCAACAGGAGCTTCCACAGGCTGTTCTTCTACTTCGGGAGTAACTTCAACTTCCTGTGCCTCTACTTTTTCATTTTCGAGTTCCATTTGACTTTCTCCTTTCTCTAATGTTGAATTAGTAAGTTCTTTTAATTCTTCCATCATACTATATAAAGTATTCTTAAAATTACTATCCACAGTGAAAGAAGAACTTACTTTAGGAGATGTAATTGAAGAACCTTCAAAACACGGTTCAACATCTTCTCCTAAAATACACAATTTTGAAAATATTGCGTCATTTATAATGAAAAAATCCATACCACAATTATTGTCAGTTGACCAAAAACCTTTTAAAGTTTTTGAATCTAATTCCATTGAGTGCGGGCGACCTTCATTATAAACTTTCATTGCTTCTTCAAATTGTCCCGTCCATAAGTAACATTCAGTCATTAAATAAGTTCTAATAACCTTATTCCCAAATTCATCTTGATCTTCAAAATCTTTAAACCAAACTTTAGCATCTGGAGCAACAAAACCATATGGAGTAGTTTGACATTTGAATTTAACGCCATCTCCATCAATAGTAACTAACTCACCATGATCTCTAAAGTCTTCCTTTTGTTCACTATAATAGCCAACAACAGGACAGCCAGGAAGGGTTTGAGCCATTTGTACAGCGACTGTCTTATCTATATGGCTACCATTTCTATTATGTCCTAAATAAAATACTTTACATTCACATTTAGAAACAAAAGGACTAATACCCGTTATATTGATGAATTCAGGAGAATCAATAGTAGCTATACTAATATTTTTTGGCATTTGCTCTTCCTCCTTAACTCATTGATTCTCTATTCTGGATTGTTTTCTCTGACTTTTGGTCATTTTCTTTTTCTGGGCGGCCGGCCTGTTTTTGGTCGCCTTTCAATTCCGCAGGTACTTTTGCAGTTTTTTGTTGCGGGTTCTGGCTATTTGCATCTTGGGTCTGGCCCTCCCCGCCCTTAACTCTATTTAATATGTTCTCATTCATAGTAGAACTCATTAAAGGTGGAATAAATACATTAACCAAATCAAGAACATCATTCTCAAAGTAAGCATTAGCAAGAATACTACTCTGGCTTTGTCCAAGTGCAATCTGAGGCAACATCTTAGAGAAACCAATCTGCATTTGCTCTTTATATAATTTTGACATTTCTTTGAAATTATAAATAGTAGTAGTAAGAATTTGTGCTTTATATTCAAACTTCTTTCTATTAGTATTAAATGGATCTAATAAATCATTTAAAAATCTTTCAAATTGTAAAATCAAATTATACATAGTAGCTTCGTCATTTAAAATAGATTTCTCTAAAGCGATATTTCCATCAGTATTAAACTGCATTTGAGAAACTCCCGCTTCATTAAACAACTGTCTTTCAACACGCTTCAAATCATCAGTTTGTGCAGTAGCTTGATTATCAACCATATCTTCAACAGACACATCTGCTAAAGTAGTTAATACATCAATACCAATCGCACGACTAAGCATTTGAACTGCGTTATTATGGAACTGTTGTATTTCCTCCGGATCAAAAATCATTTCACCATTTTTGTCCAAAGGCATCTTCTGAATAACAATCTTTAATAATCTTTGTAAAGTCTTTTTTCTATCTAAAGCCTGTGCTTCATCTAAGTCAAGAATTAAAGGTATAACAGAAATAAATGCTGGATAATCTTCCCCATTGGCTGTAAACTTTACAGTCATATCTGGATCTAATAAATACCAGCCGCTTGTATCTCCTTGAAATTGAGGAGGAAGCTTTCCTTGTTTATACAAATTATAACCATGCCTAAATTCTTTTGGAAATAATTTTAAAATCTTATCTCTAGTCTGTTTATCTCTGAAAAATTCATCGAAATATCTCATATTAAATTCTACCGCGGGTTTATTTCCTTGGAACCAGCGGCAGCGACAATAATTTACCGGCAGCTTTTGTAAAGCCATTCCATTATTTGCAATAGGAATCTTATAACCATAATAAGCTCCATATTTTAAAACATCTAAAGCAATTTCTCCACAATATTTTTTAACATCAAAATTATCCAAAAGATTCAAACATTTATAAAAACCTTCTTTTACTTTATCTGGTTTATTCTTTAATTTTTCATCATAAAAATATGGAGTAACCATCCAATCATAACGATACATAAAAGCCATATATCTCAATATTCTTGCATATATACCACTTATCTTATAAAAATATTCAGATATCTCTCTCATTCTCCGCACATCATAAGTGCCTATAGCTTTTAATACATTACCTTTATCTGCTAATTCAGGATTGGCAACTCTTAAATCGCCTAGTTTTAAAATAGCATCATCTAATGTTTTTGCACCAACGCGAATCTTACTATAATCCACCGCGGGCAAACCTTGATATCCGGTATTATTATCTAATAGAGTATCTCCTTCTCTATAAGTCTGAATTGTAAAATTTCGACTTGCCATTGTTCTGTCACGCAAAGAGACACCTCCTTTTAATAATTACCAATCGTATGCTGCTTTCATAATATAGTCATAATCTAAAATTCCTTCATCCCAATATGGAATTGTAACTAATTTATATCCATGTTGATTACAATAAATTCTTTTTTGATTATCATTAAATTTCTGTCTGTATAAACCTTTTGCTCCACCAAATTTAGATTTTGCTTGATAGTGCTGGATACCTTGATATTCTAAAAGAAAATCAAGGTCTCCATTATCATCAAAAATAGCAAAATCAAATCGAAGTGGTCTACCAGAAGAAGAAACAAGATCAGGAAAACTATATTCTTCTTTATAGGTTATCCCCGCAGCATCCAATATATCACAAATTTTTATTTCTCCTCGACTTGATTTCATAACATCATCCTTTACTAAAATATTTGATTTTATACTCTTATTTTTTAATCTCGTTTGTCCATTTTTAACTAAAAAACATCAACTTACTTACATCTCTTTTTCTTCTTCTCTTTAACAAATCTTCCTGTTTCTTTATATAGTATAAACCATAAATAAATGCAGAAAATTTATCCTTTCTAATACCTCTATTACTCTGTTTAAGAATAATATTAACTCCTTCATTTTCTTCTACAAGATTAAGCATTTGATCTCTAAGAATACTTGTAAGAGTAAAAGGTCTAAGATATTCTGCTCTTTGGTCCGCATTAAAATTCTGACCTTGCTTTGTACTTAATAATTTAACTTTAGCAGCTTGTTCATCAATAAGGAATTTCACCTTCCCGCTTGACATTTGTGTTTGAGCATATGAATATGCTTCTGTATTGATAGGAGCATTTGCTTTAATTAAATACATAGCATTTTCTTCAACTCCCGCACCTTTTATCTTTCTATAAAGATTAACAGTATCTTCCGCAGTACCATCCGCAACACCAAAAGGTGGTAAAGTATCTCCAGTTTCAGGATCTACTTGAGCTTTAGTCATAAAGTCAATTAATCCAACTCCAAGACCATTGGCATCAATAGAAAGAATACGCGCTTTATATTTATAATATAATTTCTTTAAATTAATAGCCTGTGTTTCAAAATCTTCCGCTTCATAAGTATATAAATTAACAAGAGTCTTAAGATCCGTTCCTTGCGGCTGCGGTGTTGATTTAATAACCATAGCCTCAGTAGTACCATTTATATTCTATACAGGTCGTTAATCTGTATACGCTTTCGCTGCTGCATGTTACCATGCAGATTAGACTATATCTTCATTCATTTCTGAATGTTCCCCATTTCGACTCACTTGAGCCTACTCCCTTTCGGGATAGTCGTTGAACCTTAATTAAAATTATAATCCTTTGTAAGCCAACTCCAACTTTTTTTTCTTTTTA